AGCAAAACAGTAACCTTGGAAAACAGATATTAAGAGCAAACAAATCTAGTGGCATGGACTGTTGCACTTATGACTGTACCCAAGGCAGAAACTGTCCTGTACGCAACCAGACTCTAGATGAGGTTGCCCATGAGTTCAGTTTAATGAAATCATTTGGTGATACTGCACAGAGTTTTAGTGCTTTTGTAAGGGGCATGAAAAAATGAGCAAAGGGTCAACTCAAAGGCCGTTTTCAGTAAGCAATCAAGAATACGCAAACCGATGGGATGCCATCTTTGGCAGAGACAATGAGAAAAAGAACGAAGCGCAAGATGTGGAATCTGATCGATCCGATCTCTCACGGGATAATCGGAGCATCAGTAACCCAGAGGGACAAACTGGACAAACTCAGACTACTTGAGTACTCGGCACTAGAAGCTATGACCAAGGGATCTGGAACTGTTAGTGATTGGCGAACATTGGTAGATGTTTTAAACCTGGCAGAGATGATGGGCAAAAGTGGGGTGGGTCCTGAAGTACTACCTATCTGTGAGAAAGCTCAAGAGAGTCTTCACAAAGCCGCTTTACGCTTCCAAGATACAAAGCAAATGGGTTTGGATGGGCAGGGCATCAAGTCCATCAGGGATCTGATTGAGTATGCAGATCTGCAACAGGGAAGTATTTCCAGGTCTGAGTTTGAGAAATACATCCAGAAAACAAAGAATTACATTAAATCTAATGGCGATAAGGTAGTAGAAATAGAATGAAAAAAGAACTTTTAATCGGTTGTGGCTCTGATCACAGAAAAAGATTGGCCTCTGATGGCACTAAAGATTGGTCAAACCTGACCACTTTGGACTACAACGAGGACCATAAGCCTGATGTTGTGTGGGATCTGATGGAGCTTCCGCTGCCATTTCCAGACCAAGAGTTTGATGAAATCCATGCTTACGAGGTGCTAGAGCATCTTGGTCAACAGGGTGACTACAAACTATTCTTTGCTCAGTTCTCAGAGTTCTGGAGACTTCTAAAGCCAAATGGATACTTCTTTGCGACTTGTCCATCCAGAAACTCAGTCTGGGCTTATGGTGATCCAAGCCACACAAGGATTATCCAACTGGAGCAATTGGTGTTTCTATCTCAGAATGAGTACAAGAAACAAGTAGGAAAGACCCCAATGTCCGACTTCAGGAACATCTACAAAGCAGATTTTGAGGTTGTTTTCCAAGAGGATGATGGCGAAACCATTAGGTTTGTATTACAAAGAATTTGATTCTGTAGCTATAATTCAAGCCATGAAACAACGTGGCGGCTCCAGAAAAGGCGCTGGTCGAAAGAAGATCAGCGAAGAGGGTAGGACTATCCGAGCAAGGGTAGCGCCTGTCCATGAACAAGCATTGACCTTGGCAGGGAATGGTTCTCTGTCCGAAGGAATTAGGCGTTTAGCAGAAAAACATTGGAGATTGATTCATGGAGAGCCAGATAAGCCCCGACAAAGCAATTCAGTATTTGATCGATACCGCACCCTTGTACGCAAAAGCGAAAGCGGATCGCCTGTACTTGGAGGAGTTCCGCAAATCAAAGAAGGCTCACCTGATGAGCCAGGCAGGGACTGAAGTTCTTGGAAAGCAGGAAACCTTTGCTTATGCCCATGAAGAGTACATAGAAATCCTAGAAGGCATTAGAGCTGCCGTGGAGAAAGAAGAGAAGTATCGTTGGTTGATGACCGCTGCCCAAGCAAGGGTAGAAGTGTGGAGAACCAACCAGTACTCAGCCAGAATGGAAATTAAGGCAACACAATGAACAACAAACTGAACGCCAAGGAAAGATTACATCTTGCTAGGGTGAAATCATTGCCTTGCTCAGTGTGTGATAAGTCATCTCCAAGTGATGCACATCATTACAAACAAGGTCTTCAATATACCTGCATAGCATTATGTCCAGACTGCCATACTAATTCTATTTTAGGATGGCATGGTCAAAAGAGAATGTGGCATATAAAGAAAATGGACGAGATTGACGCTCTAAATATTACTATTAAAAGATTATTTGAAAACCAATCTCAAAATGAAAATGCTTTCTAATTTTAAAAGTTTCAAAAACTTTGAACTTCTAAAAATTGGTTAACTTGAGTTTGTAAATAGTAAATGCGACTTTTTCTAAAATACCCATTTATTAGGGTAAACCCTTAGTTTTTTGTAAGTTAGCACTCACTTCGCAAAATTATGTAAGTTAGCGCTTACTTCGCTAGAAGTTAAAACAGCGCATGAGACACAATTCCAGAATACACCTAGAAGGCCATTAAAACCCGTTTTAAGCGCTTTTTTTGCCTAGGGTATACCAACTATGCCTGAAACCACAATAAACGATTCTATGGGCTTTTTTCTCAGATCTGGAAAAGTTAGCGCTTACTTCAAAAACACTCTCAAAAAAACCCGCATATTGCAGCGGGAATTTTTGGAAATGCTTTAAATGCTATCGATTAAAACCCAGAATTCCTCTATATAGCAGCATTTTTGCATTTTGGGATTGTGCAAAGCATGGCAAAAAATCATTCCAGCAATGACACAATCAATTTGCATAAGGGTTTCATTTTCGCTTGTGATAACACCTACAGCGCCCGTTTTCATTCTGTGGGTTCCTCAATTTCAAGCCATTCCTCAATTATTTGCGTTCCAGCGCATAACGTGGCCCGAATGCTATCAATTGCCATTGATGCTTGATATTTTTGAAATTTATCACTATTTATATATGCTTCAAGGGTAGTTAAAGCCCCAAAAACAGAATTTATGTCATTGATACCTTGATAAACCATAAAATCATTCAAAATTTTAGGGTGAACAGCGGGTTTTTTTACTTTTCTATTTGTCATTTTTTGGCCTTTTAGTGTAGTTCGTAAGAGATAACATTGCTTGTCCAGCATTCCCGACAATCAAGACAAGCCCCGTTTTGCTGTGGTGCTTTGCATGGTGTTCCAGTTGGGGTTTTTGTATGCACGTTTGATGCTGTTATGCCTGGCACGTTTTGCAAGCTTGCGGGTATTTGTACGGGCTTGTCGGGGTACATTGCGGATAAACGAACAACAAGGTTTTTGGGAATGCTGTTTTTTCCATGCTTTGCAATAAATTCCTTAATTGTCCCGTATTCCCTAGTTGGGAGCCAATGCATTGTGTTGGGTGTAGCCTGGCAAACCGAAACAATTTTTTCTAAGTGTTCGAGGTTTTGTAGGTCTCCCGAATCATGCCAGCGAAAAAATGCATCTTTTCCAATATGCGACACCATGCCAGAAACCCAAAATTCACCCGTAATGCTGTCAAGACGGGAAAATTGAGCGGGTTTAATGTTGTTGGCATACATTTTATAAAAGCCTTTTTCGGCATAACACATAGAGCAAATAGAACCCTCAAGTTGGGCCATTTTGAAACCCGTTTGACAAGCTTCTGTGGGCAAACTGTAGGATTTACATGGCATTTTTGACGTTGACGTAAGAGAACCACAAGCAATAGCAGCCTGGGTTTTTGTCATTGGGACAATGGGAATGATTTTCATATTTACACCTATTAAAAAAAGAAAAATTAGACTAAACACTCATTGTAAATTTCAGGGTACAAAACCTTTAAATAATCTGCAGCCTTTTCTATTGCTTCATCAATGTTGGGGCTTAGAATCATTTCAGGGTGACCTTGGTCAAACAATTGGATTGTCCCGTTAGTAAACAATGTCACTTGAACAATTCCATCTCCATCACAGCAATAACTTCCGATCTGGGGAATTTCATCGTAATCAGAACCAGGCCAAAAATCCCAATTGTCAAATTGTTTAGCGATAAAAAACTCTGAAGGCTTGCTTGCTGGTTTTGTAGAGTTAAAAACAGTACATTGCCCGTTTGTATATTCTTGAACCTTTTCACCCGTTATTATGTTGGCATACATGAAAACAAGGTTTCCAAAATTGTGGGGCTTACGAACCCATGTAATTGTGTTCATGTTCATTCCCTTATTTAACTAGAACGTCAAAATATGCCAGCATCAATGCCAGGGCGGCACAAAAAAGCGCAATACCTACAATTGCTTCAATAAATACAGTTTTCATTTGACAAGCTCCAAAGTGTTCTGGGTGTTGACGCAAACAATGGAATAACCCAAAGCTTGAATGTCTTTAAGGGATTGCGATGAGAGGGTTTTTGTACCAGCAATACGGGCAAACAACTTAGCAGCCTGGCACAAAGGATAGGCAAGGGTATTGCCATATTGTGAGCGGATTTCAATTTGTATTTTCATATGAACACCTATTAAGAACCTAGGAACCGCCTAGTCGGTATCAAGATATTAACGTATGACAGCACAAAAAAGCATAGGGACAAACCCTAATAAACGTTTGATTTTGTAGCCACAATTAGAAAAAGAAACAAAGGGATAACCCAGCACAAGGGCTCTCATTCACGTAAGGAATAGACAAGGGGATATACAAGGATACATAAGGGATAGAGACAAGGCTTAGAGCATTGATAGACCTAGATTGAAAACCTATAGAGAAACCCTTTAGACAACCTTACACCTACACCCTTTGCGCCCATGAGACAGATAGTTATAAATCATAACTAAATACCAACCTAGGGTTTACCCTAAGCTGTACGGATCCACAGTAGGGTTTACCCTAATAGGGTTTCTACCTAGGGGTTTACCTTTAAGGGTTTCTACGTAAGGGTAGGGTTTACCAGTAAGGGTTTACCCCCCCTTATTGATAAATGGAGGGGGCACTGTGGCAGGGGACATAAACACATATCAAATCACATATCCCCCTATCGATTAGAGCCAAGACCCCCACCCACCCCCTATCAGGAAAGAAAGAGTCCTCCAAAAAATTTTTTTATAGTTTAGAATTTGTAGACATTAAATCAAGGAGAAGATATGGCGGGATTTCCTATGAGGAGAGCGTTGGAAAAGAAGATAGAGAGTCTGGGAGGGATAGAGTTCGTTACCGCACATATCTCTCAAGGAATGACGATTGGACGCTTGGCTGAGTTCATAGAGTGTTCTAGACCTATGTTGTCTTTCTGGATAAACCATACTGACGAGCGTAGGGATGCGGTCCTGAAGGCTAGAAAGCTAAAGGCTGAGAAGTTAGCGGAGGAGGCTCTAGAGATTGCGGATGAGGCTGATGAGACATCCAATAGTGGTGTGAATAAAGCAAGACTCCAGGTGGACACGAGAAAGTGGATGGCATCTAAGCTTGATCCTGAGAACTATGGAGACACTGCTAAAACCCAAGTGAATATCTCTTTGGGTGACCTCCACCTACAAGCTCTAAAACACATGGGTAAAGTCCAAGAAGTGACCACACTGGAAAACAATGAATAACCCCTTTATCCAGTTCATCACCCTATACAGGGTTGATCCTGTTCTGTTCGTCAAAGAAGTACTTGGAGTAGAGCCTGATGAATGGCAGCAAGACTTCTTGAACGCTGTAGCTTCTGGTGAGCGGAAGATATCGATTCGTTCTGGTCATGGGGTTGGTAAGTCAACCACTGCTTCTTGGGCTATGTTGTGGTTTCTTTTAACAAGGTATCCCGTCAAAGTAGTGGTGACTGCCCCTACTTCTGCCCAACTTTATGATGCTTTGTTTGCCGAACTGAAGAGATGGGTCAAAGAACTACCCCAACCTATCCAAGAGCTACTTGATGTCAAACAAGAGAGGATAGAACTTAAAGCAAGTGCGACAGAGGCGTTTATCTCCGCAAGAACATCTCGTGCAGAACAACCTGAAGCTCTACAAGGCGTTCACTCTGATAACGTTATGTTGGTAGCAGATGAGGCTTCTGGCGTTCCTGAGGCAGTGTTTGAGGCCGCTGCTGGTTCTATGTCGGGTCATAACGCTTTGACCATCCTTCTGGGTAACCCAGTACGTAGTTCTGGTTTCTTTTTTGAGACACACAACAGACTGAAAGACGAATGGTGGACTAGAAGGGTGTCCTGTATTGACTCTACCCGTGTCAGTAAAGAGTATGTTCAGGACATGAAATCCCGCTATGGCGAGGAATCTAATGCTTACAGGATTCGTGTTCTAGGAGAGTTCCCACGTAGTGATGATGACACCATCATTCCTATGGAACTGCTTGAATCTGCCAAACATCGAGATACCAGAGCCTACGAAGATGCTCCTATAGTCTGGGGACTAGACGTAGCTAGGTTTGGTTCCGACTCGTCAGTTTTGTGTAAGCGTCAATCTAACGTGGTCCAGACTCTTGAGCGGTGGAGGAATCTGGACTTGATGCAGTTAACAGGTGCGGTGGTGGCTCAATATGAGGCCTGTGACCATAAGAATAGACCTGCTGAGATTCTGGTTGACTCTATCGGTCTGGGAGCGGGTGTTGTTGACCGACTAAGAGAGTTAAAACTTCCTTGCCGTGGGATTAACGTCTCTGAGAGTCCTGCTATGGGTGGGACTTATTTAAATCTGAGAGCAGAGTTGTGGCACAAAGCCAAGGCTTGGCTAGAGAAAAGAGACTGCAAGATCCCTAATAACGAGGATTTAATCGGAGAACTTGCAACTGTAAGGTACACCTTTACCTCTAACGGCAAGATTAAGATTGAATCCAAGGATGATATTCGTAGAAGGGGTTTGAAATCTCCTGACATGGCTGATGCTTTTGTGTTGACATTTGCCTCCGATGCCGCCACCATCTCATGGGGATCAAACAATTCATGGGGTAAACCGATTAAAAGGTTAATCCGAGGACTTGTCTGATTGCCGTTGCCACTTTGAGCTACCTAATAAGTAGCTCTTTTTTTGTTTAACACAATATGTTACTATTGAGCAACCTTTCTGGAGATTTCTATGAAAATGGACGATGCTGCTAAAAAAATTAGCATGGTAATGAAAGAATACAAAGACAAGAAGCTCAAGTCTTCTTCTGGTCAAAAGGTTAAATCCCGTGACCAAGCTGTCGCTATCGCAATGAGCGAAGCCCGTGCTATGCCCAAGCGTGGATCTAGAACCGCTACCAATCGGAGCAAGAAATGAAACAAGGTCTTTACGCCAACATCAATGCCAAACAAGAGCGCATAAAAGCTGGCTCTAAGGAAAAGATGCGTAAGCCTGGCACTAAGGGCGCTCCTACTGCCAAAGACTTTAAACAAGCGGCTAAGACTGCTAAGAAAAAATGACTGCAGCTTGGACTCGCAAAGAGGGTAAGAACTCTAAGGGTGGTCTTAATGAAAAAGGCCGTAAGTCCTATGAGCGAGAGAATCCAGGCAGTAATTTAAAAGCACCAGTAAAGTCTGGTGACAATCCAAGAAGAGCTTCTTTTCTTGCTCGGATGGGTAATATGCCAGGACCTGAGAGAAAACCCGATGGAAGCCCCACTCGTTTGTTGCAAAGCCTACAAGCTTGGGGAGCGACATCAAAGGCTGATGCAAAGGCAAAGGCTAAAGCAATATCTGCTAGGAATAAGAAATGAAATGCCCTATAGCAACCTATGACATTGAGACCAATTTAAAGAACCGAAATTGGGCTATTAAGAATGTTGACTATGGTCCTGCTAATCCTGAAGAGGAAAACGAAGAGTACTGGCAGAACCTTGCTGATATGTGGGATGTATCTATTGATGATGTTCAAGAGATGCGTTGCGGTAATTGCGCTGCCTTCATTCAAACCCCTGAGATGCTAGACTGCATCTTAAAAGGTATTGATGAAGAGACTGATGGCTATGCCAAAGATGTCCAAGGTGCGGCTAATTTGGGTTATTGTGAGCTGTTTGACTTTAAATGTGCAGGTGAACGTACTTGTGCCGCATGGTTATCTGGTGGACCTATCACCAAGAAAATGACCAAGAATCAACAGAATATGTTGATGATGGCTAAAACAGAATACGAAATGAAAGATGAGGACTAAATGCCAGCATGGTTATTATCTTTACTAGGCTCTTTTGGAACTGAAGCGGGAACTGCTGCGGCAACCGAGCTTGGAGCACAGGCGGTAATGGGCGGTGGAGCGCCAGCATCTATTGGTTCTAGTATTGGCAATATGGTTAACCAACAAATTGCCCCAACAATGGAAGCCTTTAAAGGCATCACAGATCCAAACGCCACAATGGGCGATATGGCTAACTCCGCATTTAAATACTCTTTTAATCCTAAAGAAGATGAGAAATCTCTCATGCTCCCGCAAGCAGGTATGGCATATGGTGGTATGGCTAACAATTACGTTGGTGGCATCCCTTCTTTACTACAGAATACTGGCTCTGGAATCCTCCCTTATATCGGCTCACGATAAGGAAATAATATGCAAGAAAACCCAATGTTGATGGCAGAAACCCTCCAAGGCCAAATGGAGGAAGATGAGGTAATGTCTGAAGAGCAACTTCAAGGCGTTATCTCTGCCGAAATTACTGATGCAATATCCTTCATTGATGATGACATTGGTGGCAATCGAGCATTAGCGACTGAGTACTATTATGGAGATCTCTTTGGTGACGAAGAAGATGGTCGTTCACAAGTAGTTTCAATGGATGTACGAGATACAGTGCAAGGCATTTTGCCAAGCCTGATGCGTATTTTCTTTGGCCCAGAGCGTGTGGTTGAGTTTGCACCTCAAGGACCTGAAGATGTTCAGAATGCTGAACAAGCTACAGACTATGTTGACTTCATCTTCAAACGGGATAATCCTGGCTTTAAGATTCTCCACTCAGCATTTAAAGATGCTTTGGTTCGCAAGTGCGGTATTGTGAAGTACTGGTGGGATGAGTCTGTTGAAGTTCGTGCAGAGTCATTTTCCATGCTTGATGAACAAAGCATGATGATGTTGACCAGTGATCCCAATGTAGAGATCTCTGCGGTGCGTGAGTATCCAGTGCCTGGTACTGAGCCAATGAATGAAGCTCAAGGCATTATGACTCCACCACCCATGATGTACGATGTGGAGATCAAGCGCAGAATTAAATCTGGCAAGGTCAAGATTGAGGCTTTGCCACCAGAAGAGTTCTTGATTGACCGCAGAGCTAAATCCATTGAGGACGCTACTTTTGTTGGTCACAGAACCATGAAGACTGTTTCCGATCTAGTCGCTATGGGTTATGACTATGAAGAAATGGTTGAGCAGTCTGGTAATGGCAATGACTTTGACAACAACCAAGAATACACTTCTCGTAACCCATTTGCGGTAATCAGTACTGCAAACAATGGTGACCCATCAAGCAAGAGTGTGATGTACATTGAGGGCTACTTAAAGGTAGACTTTGATGGCGATGGCATTGCTGAAATGCGTAGGATTTGTACCATTGGTACAGGCAACAAAGTTATCCGCAATGAGATCGTTTCTGAGCGACAGTTTGCTGACTTCTGCCCAGATCCAGAGCCACACACATTCTTTGGTATGTGCCCTGCCGATGTCGTTATGGACATCCAGAGAATCAAGTCAAATGTTCAGCGTGGCATCCTAGACTCTTTGGCACAATCTATCCACCCCCGTACAGCGATTGTTGAGGGTCAGGCTAACATGGAAGATGTACTGAACACCGAAGTGGGTGCGGTTATTCGCATGAGAGCGCCAGGCATGGTTCAGCCGTTTACCACTCCATTTGTTGGTCAAGCCGCATTCCCAATGTTGGACTACTTGGATGACATTAAACAGACCCGTACAGGCATTTCTAAAGCTGCCGCAGGGTTAGATGCAGATGCTCTCCAAAGCACCACCAAAGCCGCTGTATCAGCTACTGTCAATGCCGCACATCAGCACATTGAGATGATTGCCCGTATCTTTGCTGAAACTGGTTTGCGTAAGCTGTTTACTGGCATCCTGAAATTGGTTGTTGAGAACCAAGATCGTGCCCGTATGGTGCGTTTGCGTAACACCTTTGTTCCTATTGATCCAAGATCATGGGATGCAAAGATGGATGTGGTTGTTAATGTGGGTGTTGGTGATGGCACTATTGAAGACAGAATTAATATTCTGAATCAGGTAGCCGCCCGTCAGGAAATGTTGATTGAAAAGACTGGTCCTAATAATCCTGTTGTATCAATACCACAGTACACCAATACATTAACTAAGATGTTGCAGTTGGCAGGAATTAAAGATTCGGCTAATTACTTTAATCAATTACCTAATGATTTCCAGTTGCCAGAACCACCTGCACCAAAGCCAACTCCAGAGGAGATATTGGCTCAAGTACAGGCACAATCTATTCAAGCTGATATTCAAAAGAAAGCCGCTGAATTACAGTTAGATCGTGAAAGAATGCTCATGGCTGATGATCGTGAAAGAGATCGTATTGAACAAGATGGTATTTTGCGTAGATATGAGCTAGAATTGAAATATGGTGTACAAATTCAAAGTGCGGAAATAGATGCCGCAATGAATCGTGACCGAGAATTAATTCGTCAACAAGCTGCAATGAGCCAGACGCAAGTCCCTCAACAGCCCCAACCAATGATGTAAATGGACGATCTAGAAATTAACCTCGCAAGAGGAGACAGAGCCAGACTACTTCTTGAGGATGAACTCCTCA